TGTTGAAGAAATAATCGCCGAGTCTTTTGAGCGAGTCGGGATGGACGCTCAGAACATGACAGGCTATCAGGCTATTGCTGCTCGCAGAAGCCTAAATCTTTTATTCAGTGAATTTGCAAACAGAGGCATCAATTATTGGGCTGTTCAAAATAATACATTGGCTCTGACGCAAGGAACAACAACTTACACACTGCCTGTCGGAACAATTGATTTGATAGATGTTGTAATCAGGGAAACTGTCGGTGGCACACAATCAGACACAGTTCTCCCAAGGGTTAGTATATCAGATTACAACCAGATACCAAACAAAACAACTCAGGCCAAGCCATCTCAATACATGCTTGATAAACAATACACACCAGTTTTGTATGTTTGGCAAGTTCCCGACAGTAATAATTACAGCCTTGTTTATTGGTCAATCAATCAACTCGAAGATATCACAGCATCAAATCAAGATACTGATATACCTTACAGGTGGAGTGATTGCATATGCGCAGGTCTGGCAAGCAAGTTAGCATTAAAATATCAGCCTGATAAATTCAATCTGCTTAATCAAGTTTATGAAAGAGCATTTGAATTTGCAGCATCAACAGACAATGACGGGGTGACATTGCGTGTTCGCCCAACAGGATTGAATTTGGGTTAATGGTAGCAGTCAAAAGAGCAAGAGGCAAAAGATCTTTCGCGATAGGTGATCGCTCAGGATTCAAAGTGCCTTATACCTCACTCAAGACAACTTGGGATGGTTTGCGTGTTGAGCCTGATGACTGGGAACCTAAACACCCTCAACTTACTCCTGCGAAAAATGTTGTTGATGCCACAGCACTTTTTGACCCAAGGCCAGACAACGACCCAAGCAATGTTGATTTTTATATTGGTTATAATTACGATCCATTCTTAGACCCACGAGAAAGGCCACCAGTTGGTGTTCCAGGAAAAGGAACAACAGGCTTTATAGATTATGTTCGCTATGATTACATTTTTAATGTCACAGGCGTATCAGGCACAGGCAATGTAGGCCAAGTCATAATCTCTGACAATGAAGATGTTGCTGTCACAGGTGTAGCAGGAACAGGTGCAGTTGAAGGCTTCGGCATATCTGGTGATGGTGATATTGTCCTGATTGTCACAGGCTTGTCTGGTGTTGGATCGGTTGGATCGGTTGGAACTGAAACCCCAGAATCTGTTATAATTGAAACAGGTGTAGCAGGAACAGGTGCAATAGGAACATTTACACTGTTCATAACACTTGATGTTGAAGTGACAGGTGTAGCAGGAACAGGTGCAGTAGGGACTGAATCTCTTGAAGCAGAAATAGTTGAAACAGGTGCAGCAGGAACAGGTGCAGTCGGCACTTCGGTTCTTGAGTCTGTCATCGATGAAACAGGTGTTGCAGGCACTGGTGCTCTCGGGATAGAGATTCCTGAATCAGTAATTAACGAAACAGGCGTCGCAGCAACAGGCTCTGTTGAAGGCTTCGGTGTTTCTGGTGACGGAAACATCTTATTGATTGTAACAGGAATTTCAGGTATAGGTTCTACAGGTAATGTCGGCAATGAGGTTTCTGAATCGATAGTTGTTGAAACAGGAGTTAACGGAACAGGTGCGGTCGGCACAGCAACAGCCCAGATTAATCTGGCTTGGGGCGAAGGTGCTTGGGGCGAAGGTCCATGGGGTGAATGATGAATTATACAGCATTAGTTCAAAACATTAAAGATTTCATGGAAGATGACTCAACAGAGTTTTCCAACTCCATAGATACAATTATTGCTCAAGCTGAAGAAATGATCTTTCAAAGATTGCCAAGTTTGCCTTGCTACAGGAAAAACACAACAGGCTCTCTGGTCATTGGCACTGCTGATTATGATGTTGCTGATGCACGCATGATTCGCCAAGTTTCAATAACAAATTCTGGGAATGTTGAATACCTTAACCACCGCATCGATTCATACCTGCGTGATTATTGGCCTAACTCATCAACAACTGGCAAGCCAGTTATGTATACCACAAAAGATGCTGACCCAACTAACAATATAACAATAACTTTGGCTCCTACGCCAGATGATACATATTCTTATCAGATTGATTTCATAGCACCAGAAACTGGCCTTTCTTCAAGCAATTCAAACAGTTGGGTAGGTGATCATGCAGAGGCAGTATTACTTTCTGCTGCACTTTTTGAAAGTTCTGCTTTTCTTAAAGCACCAGAAACGCTAAACTTAGACAAGGGACAGTTTGATGAGGCTGTGCAACTGTTCCAGCAGGAAATGGCAAGGAACTACACAGCTGAATATAACGGAGGCATTTGACAATGGCTATCACTCAAGCAATGTGCACCTCTTTCAAAGAGGATCTGTTCCAAAAAGAACAGGATATGGATACGGACACTATCAAGATCGCACTTTACACTTCATCCGCAACTTTGGATGCAACCACAACAGCATACACGGCAAGCAACGAAGTATCAGGCACTGGCTACACAGCTGGTGGCGTAACTCTTACAGGCGCAACAATCGGCACGAGTGGGACAACTGCTTATGTTGATTTTGATGATCCCGAGTGGACTTCTGCATCATTCACTGCTCGTGGTGCTCTAATTTATAACGATACGACAGCAGGAAACAACTCTGTTGCTGTTTTGGACTTCGGTGGTGACTTCACAGTATCATCAGGAACATTCCGAATCGTTTTCCCTGCAGCTGGCGCAGCAGCCATCCTGCGTATTGATTGAGGATATGACCTATGCCTAGCACTTACTCTACCAATCTCCGCTTTGAACTCATGGCGACTGGCGAGAAGTCAGGCACATGGGGCACAATCTCAAACACCAACATTGGCACTCTGATTGAGCAAGCCATCTCGGGTGTTGCTTCCGTAACGCATGACGACTCCGCTAGTTACAGCCTGACAACAGGCAACGGCACTACTGACGAGGCTCGGAATGCTGTTGTTAATGTAACAGGCACATTGACAGCTGCACGCAACCTTGTTGTTCCGAGTGTTGACAAACTTTATGTCATAAAGAACAGCACGAGCGGTGGCTTCAACATCACTGTTAAAACTTCCGCTGGCACTGGAGTGGTCGTTGAAAATGGAAACACGAAAGTTGTTTTCTGCGATGCGACAAATGTTGAGGAAGCGATAACTGAAGTTGACTTGAACAAGCTGACTGCCAGCTTGCTTGAAGTTGACAATCTTAAACTTGACGGAAACACAATCTCTAGCACCGATACGAATGGGGACATAACCCTCGATCCGAACGGCACTGGCAAGGTCAATGTTGTTGGTGAACTTGAGGCTGACAGCTTGGACATTGATGGCAATGGCACTATTGATGGCACACTGACAATTACAACTGCTGACAACAACCCTCAACTTATAATTAAATCAACGGATGCTGATGCTAATGATGGTCCTATTTTTGATTTAGTCAGAGATAGTGCATCTCCCGCAGACAATGATGCAATAGGTAGCATTCGTTGGAAAGCGGATGACAGCGCAGCAAACGAAACTCAGTATGCCGATATTAGAGTTTTTACAGATGATGTGACTGATGGGACAGAAGATGTTAATTTTACACTTCGTGGTATTCTTAACGGCACTTTAGTTTCAAGGCTTGCGTTTAATGCAAGTGAGATGGTTATAAATGACAGTTCTAATAATGTAGACTTCCGTGTTGAGAGTGACAGCGACACACATATGTTGTTTGTTGATGCTGGCAACAATAGGGCTGGCATCAAAGAAAACGCCCCTGATGATACCTTTGACGTAGACGGCACAATCCTTTCTGGAGTAGCGGCTACTACGGGTGGTCCCGTATTTGCACAGAGGTATGCTAGAAATGGCCCAGTTGGCACAGGCGACTATCTTGGGATTATTAGTTCCCATGCGGGTTCAGGTGCATTCAAAATCGGCTATGGTCTGATGGCGACTAGTTCTCAGGATCATGCTAGTTCTTACGATAACTTTAGCGGTGGGCGTTCGGCAGTTGAATTCAACCAATCTACAATCAATTTCAGAAACGATACATCCGACTCTAGCACAACAGTTGGTTCAGCAGTAACGACTCAGCAACTTTTACAGTTGGATCGTTCTGAGGCTACGTTTAACGAAGACGGAAACAACATCGACTTCCGTGTTGAGAGCAACAACAACACCCATGCTTTCTTTGTTGATGCAGGTGGCGATGATGTTTGCATAGGCAAGACTTCTGCCAACTTATCTTCAGCTGGGTCTGAGTTCACAAATATTAACAGTGCGAATACCTATCTTGGTGTAACAAATACATCAACAGGCTCGACCAACTCCACTATGTATATAAATAGGCAGAGCAGTGACGGGCAAGCAATTCAGTTCCGTCGTGCAAACTCGACTGTAGGTAATGTTTCGGTCACTTCTTCTGGCACAACCTACAACACTAGCTCTGATCGTAGACTCAAAACCGACATCAATCCTATCGCAGACGCCACTGAAAAACTCATGGCTATGAATCCTGTGACGCACAAATGGATTGCAGAGCCTGATGGTGATGCTGTTCATGGCTTCATCGCACAAGAGATTCAAGAAATCGCACCAGAGTCTGTCACAGGCGAAGATGGTGGCGAGGAAATGATGGCTATGGACTATGGTCGGATCACACCGATCTTGGTGGCAGCATTGCAAGAATCAAACAAGAAGATCGAGCAGCTTGAGGCTCGCATCGCAGAACTGGAGGCGAAATAATGGCTGTTTCACTTGGTCCTGGAGGACTCACTCTTGATAATGTCGTAATGCCGAACAATACTGGCGGTGCTGTTATTCAAGTTATTCAAGAAACGAAAACGAATGCATCTTCTCAGTCAGTTGGGGCGAACAGTTACAATGAATTTGATACTGGCTTCCGACTCTCAATAACCCCAAAAAGGAGTGACAGCAAGATTCTCTTGTTGACAGCAATAACAGGCGCACAAACAACAGGCTCTGTCCGATATGCCTTCCAGAGAAGCATCGGTGGCGGGAGTTATGCAAATGTCGATGCGATTGGAGATGCGAACGCCAGCCACAGTCAGGGTCACTCAGTTTATCAAGTCAATGGCGATGGCAACCAAGCACTAACTTGCTCTTTCAATGTCTTGGACAACCCAGCCACGACCAGTTCTATTGTTTACAGGGTTCTTTTCGGGCAGGATGTCGCGACGACATATCACTTTAACAGATCTGTAAATTATCCAAACAACTTCTTGGGTGGCACATATTCTTCGACTATGATCGCCCTAGAGATAGCACTATAAGGAGCTGAGCAATGGCAACAATAGCAAACGCACTTGATGCACTGGGCTTAACTCTCTGGCACCTTGATGGCGACCCACAAAACGAAGCTGAGTTCAATGCGAGTTTCCGTAAGATCACTGGCGACGACGGGAATGGGACTCTTTTCTTTTCCACCGACCCTAACGATTTCGGTGTGACATGGGCACAAGTCAAATCAAAATACGACGAGATGGCTGCTGAAGAGCCAATGAATGAATTGAGAGCTGCAAGAGACAAGCTGATCGCAGAAACTGATTGGTGGGCATCGTCCGACCTGACAATGACTGATGAGCAAACAGCATATCGTCAAGCCTTGCGTGACATAACAAGCAACTATAGTTCGCTAGATGATGTAGTCTGGCCAACGAAGCCATAAGGAGGTAACAATGGCCGTAACAGCAACTTGGTCCATATTGGACATGAAACGAACTGTTAGTGATGGCAACGTATATGATGTTCGTTGGCAGTGTCTAGCACAAAATGATTCTGGCCCAGAGTCGGCAGTAGAGGCAGGTAAACTGATTCTTAATGCTGACCCATCTGACCCTGACTTCATTCCATATGCTGACTTGACTGAAGCCACTGTGCTTGGTTGGGTATATGATAGCCTCATCGAAGGTGATGAAACTGCTGATGAAGCAAAGGCTCGTATTGAAGCAAATCGAATCGCAAAGGTAGATGCACAGATATCTGCAGCAGCAAGCGAGGCAGACGGAGTTCCTTGGTAATGACTAAGCCTACAGTCCAATCAATTAAATCAGAGTTAGATACTCACGAGGCAGTCTGTGCGGAGCGTTGGAAAGAAACCATCCTCCGTATTAAGCGTATCGAGCGTATTATGATTGGGACTGCAGGTGCCACAATTTTGCTTCTTGTGAGTCTTTTAACAAGGAGCATTTAACATGACAGTCGAAACTTTCTTGAAGTGGAAAATCCTACCAAGATTGATGATGGCTATCATGACTTTGATGAGTTGGAGAGTTGTTGAGTGGTTCATGACTCTTCAAGACCCCTCACCCTCTCAAGCAGGACTTGTTTCTGTCGTCACTGGAGCGATGACGGGAGCATTTGCCATATGGATGAATCACGAGAAAGATGAAAGTATTAAAAAGGATTAAGTCATGCTTCAAGCACTTATCGGTCCAGTCACTGGCCTCCTCGATAAATTTATTGAGGACAAAGATCAGAAAGCTCGTCTGGCACATGACATTGCTACTATGGCAGAAAAGCACGCTCACGAAGCTGCGATGGCACAAACTGATATCAACAAAACTGAAGCACAGCACAGATCGATATTTGTTGCTGGTTGGCGTCCTTTTATCGGTTGGACTTGCGGTGTTGCTCTGGCTTATCATTTCGTGGCTGCTCCGCTGATTCTTTTCGGTGCTGGCTGGGCTGGTGCAGAAATCCCTGAGCTGCCGAAGTTTGATATGGAATCTTTGATGACTGTTTTGCTCGGGATGCTTGGTCTCGGTGGCATGCGGACATTTGAAAAAGCGAAAGGCCTGACTAAGTGATTGATGTTGAGAACATTACCAAAGGCATAGGCGTAGTCACTGCGGCATTCGCATTGATCGGTGGAGGCTACACGCTTTTCGGTAAGTTTGAAGACAAAAGCATACTTGAGTGGTCGCCAGAGCATTTTGAAATATCTGATGGGCCAGTCGATGGTGAATTCAAAGTTGTCGTCGCTAGGGAAAAACTCAGGGACGATTGCTCTGTTGAAGGTTTTAGGCTTGAAATAAGAGACAGCGAATATGTTGTTCATCCTGCCAAGCCAAGT